AGCAAAAAGAATAACTACATTTGTAGAATGTGTGACAGCATCAAGCGTAAAAAGAATAGGCTAAAGAAAGTAGCCAGTAGAATTGGTGCCAATGCCTTACGCTCGTACAACAAAGTTAAGTCAGGCGAAGTGTACATCATTGTGAATAATGCTTGGCCTGGGTGGGTGAAGATTGGTATGGCTGTTGATGCTGAAGACAGACTGAACAGTTACCAGACAGCCAGTCCCATGCGTGACTATGTACTAGCGTATTCTGTCTATACTGAAGACAGACGCAAGACAGAGCGAGAGGCACACAAGGCTGCTGAAGCCATAGCTGAACGCAATGGTGAGTGGTTCAAGATGTCCATAGGGCAGGCAAAGGAATGTATTCAGCATGGACTTTGATTTCTTTTTCAAGCTAGTACTCACAGCCAGCTTCTTTGGTGTCAGCCTTTGTCTCTGCATCAAGTGGGTTGTCGAGTCATACCTTGACTGGCTTCAGGTTAAGACAGGTATAAACATAGTTACTCTCGAACAAGAGAAAGAGACTATGCGTATGTTAGAACGGTTAGAACGGAGGGGGAGAGACGATGACGATTTTGCTAATTGATGGAGACATCGTAGCCTACAAGGCAGCAGCAGGAGGTGAGACACCCATTGACTGGGGTGATGGTCTATGGACCTTACATGCCTATGAGCCTGAGGTTGCTCTACGATTGGATACTTTTATTTCCAACCTAGTAGATGAAGCTCCTGTGCAGGACTGCATCATTGCTCTCTCAGATAAGGAGAACTATCGTAAAGAACTTGCACCCTACTACAAAGCAAATCGTACAAATACACGGAAGCCTATGCTACTGCATTGGGCAAGGGAGTATTTGAAAGATAAATACAATACTATAATTTACAGGAGGCTTGAGGCTGATGATGTCTTGGGGATACTGGGGACTGCGAATACGGATACTATTATATGGTCTGAAGATAAGGACTTACTCACTGTACCAGCGAAGCACTGGCTGGGTGGGGAGGTTGTGGAACAATCTCTGGAACAGGCTGACTACCAGTTCTACGCTCAGACTTTGGCTGGAGATAATACGGACAACTATTCGGGGTGTCCTAAGATTGGTATGGTCACTGCTAAGAAGCTGCTGGATGCTGACTGTTCGTGGAGTACAGTGGTTGAAGCGTTTGCTAGTAAGGGCTTATCGGAAGCTGTTGCGATAGAGAACGCTAGGCTTGCACGCATACTACGCAATGGTGAATATGATACTGATACATGTGAGGTTAAACTATGGAAGCCGTAAAGACTGATATGATTAATAGTCCTCCTCACTACTCTGAGGGTAACATTGAAACCATTGACTACATAGTAGATGTACTAGGTGAGTGGGATGCCATTAGTTACTGTCACGGTAACGTGATTAAGTACACTGGCTCCCGCTTGTTCAAGAAGGGTAAGCCAATCGAGGATGCTAAGAAAGCTATCTGGTATCTGAATAAGATGGTTGAGTTGATGGAGAAGACTAAGGGAGTACACTGGTGAGAGTAGAATGTGTTGACCACATGGGCAGTGATATGACAGTGGTTAATGCTGCCAGGGTATCCTTTAGTAAGGAAAGTAACTTCGATGATGGGGGTGGTGTCCCTAACAAAGACCAGAAATTAATTAACTACCTAGCAAGGCACCAGCACTGGACCCCCTTTGCACACTGCTTCGTACAGTTTCGCATACAGGCTCCTCTGTTTGTGGCTCGTCAATTAGTTAAACACCAAGTAGGATTAACTTGGAACGAGGTATCAAGGAGATACGTAGACGATGAGCCAGAGTTCTATACCCCGTTATCTTGGAGGTCCAAGCCAGAAGACAGCAAGCAGGGTAGTAGTGGAGAGGCTGCGTCACAGTACTTTCCTTCGTCCTTTCTTGAAGAAGTGGTTACGCTGGCGAAAGAAAACTATGAGAAGATGATACGACTGGGGATAGCCCCAGAGATGGCTAGGATGATACTACCACAGAACATGATGACTGAGTGGTACTGGTCAGGTAGCCTTATGGCGTTTGCTAGAGTAGTCAAGCAACGCACCGATCCACATACACAATTAGAAACCCAAGAGAT